GACATTGTGAGTTGAACTTCATTTGCCTTACCATCTTTGAAGAAAGAGGAAGACCTTGGGTTCAATGTAGTGTTCACACTTGTCAGATAACTTGGCAGAATTTTAGGTGCCTGCGACATTTTTGTGCCACCATAGAAGAATGTGATATAGAACTTTGTTGGGAATTTGTATCCAAATCCACCAACTTCAGCCAGTTTTTCTGGATAAGCATTAGTTCTAAAAAAGTCTACAATATCTTCAATTGATTGACTTTCTGCTTCACTTTGTGGACTCATCAAAAATGAAAATGAAAATGTTCTTAAAGCAACATCTCTAAAAACAGAACGTTTATGTGGATTTGCTGTAATTCCTGTCCCAGCAGCAACACCAGCAGAAATGGTATCAGGAGTAAATCCTTGAACACCTAAACTTGTCGCAGCTCCCACATTTGACGATATAAAATTCTGTAAATTTTTAGTATTGCCTAAAGTATCCATTGATGTAGTGAATGCTTCCTTGGCTGCTTCAGTGGCGGCATTAGATATTTTTGTAATATCAAAACTACCCTGAGATATTCCAGCTGCTGATTTTCTAGCAATTTCACCAGCAATACCTAAGTTAGCGTTGTCATATACCAATCCATCAGAGAAACTTACTGCTTCTGGAAAGTATAGATTCGCAACACCTTCTAATGATCCACCCGAACCCTTTGCCATGAAAGATACTCGGGCTTTGTATTTCTCGTCTTGCTCAATAGGAAATCTTAATCCAGCCATTAGTGGTCCTATAAATATTTAAATAGTTTATACTTATTTATATGGTGTTATGAAAACTTACAAAGGTAAATACAAGATTAAGAAACCTGAGAAATATGATGGTGACCATACACAGGTTATTTATCGTTCTTATTGGGAAAAATTTGCGTTCAAATGGGTTGAAGACCAGTCTGATATTAAATCATGGTCTTCAGAAGAAACTGTGATACCCTATATTAGTGCAGTTGATAACAAATATCATCGGTATTTTGTTGATTTGAAACTAAATATGAAAGACGGTAGAACTATTCTGGTAGAGATTAAACCAGATAAGCAAACTAAACCACCAAAGAGTAAACGCAGAACAAAACGATTTATATCTGAATCATTAGAATATGTGAAAAACCAATGCAAGTGGCAAGCAGCTAATGAGTATTGCCTAGATAGAGGATGGCACTTTCAGATATGGACAGAACATACACTAAAGCAAATGGAAATGAAAGTTTAAATGGCAGGACTATTTCAGAAACTAGAGTTTGAAGCCTTTCGTAAAGGGATTACTCCTAGAAGTAAAGAGTCCCGTGCATGGTTTATGAACAAGGCAAAGAACTTGAATGTCAGTAGAAGTAAACTGATGAAAGAAGAACCTATTGAACTGCGTAGTCGTCCTGCTGTCGGTAGAATGTATATGTATTTCTACGACCCTAAGCACAAAGAGACACTGCCATACTATGATAGATTTCCTCTTATCATTATGGTGGGTCCAGCACCTAGAGGTTTTATGGGACTGAACTTACACTATTTGCCACTTGATGTTAGAGCAAAATTCTTAGATGCACTGCTTGGCACTATAAATAATGAAAGATATGATGAATCTACTCGTTTCAGGTTGTCCTATGATATGTTAAAACGTGCATCTAGGTTGAAAGCATTTAGACCTTGTTTGAAGAGATACCTAAGTTCTCATGTGCGTTCTAGACTTGCATTAGTGCCAGCACCCGAATGGGAGATTGCTACATTCTTGCCTACAGCAGACTTTGAAAAGGCAAGTAGCAGTGAAGTATACAAAGACTCTAGAAGAAAGATGAGAGCCTAATGGCAAGCATTGAAGATTTAAAAGGTGTGTTTTCCAGCAAACCACCTGCACAACCAGATAGATACCGAATTAAGATTCCTGGTCTAAACAGAGAAGGTGATATTCTCTGTCAAGCAACAAACTTGCCCGGTAGACAGATTACGACTACTGAAAGACGTATCGGTATGGTGACGCAAAAGATGCCATATGGATTCATCTTTGATGATGTAAGTTTGTCCTTCTTGCTAGACAATGAGTATTCTGTCAAGAACTATTTTGAGGATTGGCACGAAAAGATTATTGGTTTTGATACCTATGAACTTTCATATAAAAACGAATACACAGAAGATGTTCAAATTGAACAGTTAGATAAAAAAGAAGAATCTGTGATTTATGGGGTAAAGTTAAAAGGTGCTTTTCCTGTCACAGTAAACCCTATTGAATTGGGTGACGGACTACAAAACCAAATCACTCAAGTAAACGTACAACTTGCATTCACTGATTGGGAACGCACTACTTAATGGAGTTATAAAATGGCTTTACCTAAACTTAATGAGTCGATTAAATACACTACTAAAATTCCTTCTAGCGGCAAACAAGTAAAATTCAGACCATACCTTGTCAAAGAGGAAAAGGTTCTGATGATGGCACTAGAAACTGAAGACAAGAAAGTTGCACTAGATGCAATTGCAGATACTATCAATGCCTGTGTTGATGAAGATGTTAATGTTTATAGTCTTCCTGTATTTGATATTGAATACTTGTTCACGCAAATTAGATCAAAGTCTGTAGGCGAATCTTCTACTGTAAATATTTCTTGTTCAGAATGTAAAACACCTAATGCTATCAACATTGACTTGAGTAAGATTAAGGTTGCTGTTCCTAAGACAATCAAACCAATTAAACTTACTGATGACATGACTTTGACACTCAAGTATCCAGTGTTAGCTGAAGTAACAGATACTATGCTAGAAAATGAACAAAATAATGCATCACAGACACAGCAGATTTTTGATTTGATTGCAATTTGTTTAGATAGTCTGGAGACAGAAGAAGAAAAGATTAGTTTTGCTGATGAGTCTAAAGAGGAAGTAATGGCATTCTTGGAATCATTTAGCAATAAACAATTTGAAGAAGTGAGAAAGTTTGTTGAAGACTTACCTCAGATGAAACATGATGTGAAGTTTGAATGTGAAAGTTGTCAACATGAAAATGAGATTACTTTGAAAGGTACTAGTGATTTTTTTTAGTATGCCTCTCACATGATAGTTTAGTAAATCACTATACAGTAAACTTTCAGTTGATGCAGCACCATAAATATTCATTGACAGAATTAGATAATATGATGCCTTGGGAACGTGAAGTCTACCTTACTATGCTTTTACAATGGTTAAAAGAAGAAGCAGAAAAACAAAAGCAGAGACAACAATAAATGGCTTTAACAGATGTTATTGACAGACTTATAGAAGTCGAGGAAGAACAGTTATTAGAAACTCAAAGTATCAAGATTGAGATTGAAACTCTATCTGATAGAATGGGAAGTCTGCTTGAGTTGAATAAGCAGGACAGACTAGAACGTCTAGAATCAATGCGAGAAGCATCAAAATCATTTAGGGCTCCTAGTTTAACAGCGGGTAATGGCAATGCTGGCAATGCTGAAATAAAAACTTCAAATCAAAAATCCGATACTGCTTTTGGTATTGCTGATGCTTTAACGTTTGCTGGATTGGCTGCTATTACTATGTTCAATGACGAAATAAGTGCGGTTATTCAAGAAGCACAAGACAACTTAATGAAATTCGTTAATGATGTCCAGAAGATTATGTTTACTCTAAATCAAGGATTAATAGGACTTAAAAACTTTATTAATACTAACATAATTTCTAAAATTAATATGTTAATTCTTGACTTTAGAACAAATCCAAAACTGACTGCTATATCAACAGTAATTGAAGAAACTCTTACGAAACTCAGATCAGTTATTGATGATGTTGTTAAAGTTATTAAACAGACATTTACCGTTATTGGTAATAGTCTGAAATTTATTGGTTCTATTTTTAGACCTATTATTGCATTGTTAAGTGGTGGTGTGAGTGAAGCACTTATCGCATCAGCTAAACTTGGTGGTGCATTAAAATTCTTTAAAGGTATTGGTAAAATATTTAGTAAATTATTCTTACCATTAACTATTTTCATCACTGCATGGTCT